GGATCCGGCGAACCTTCGATCGCTTGCAGCAACAGGTCCAAGTCACCGAAGCTGGCTTCCCTTACGGTAGCTTCAGCACGGCGGTTCGGCCCGCGCTCCTTGAGTTGCCTTAAGGTGCGCTCAGCACGGGAGATGCCCGCTGCGGTTTCCGTTGTCGGTGCGGCAGAGAAGCGATTACGCAAACGCGTGACGAACGCATCAATCGCACGCAGCACCGAATCAAATAGCGATGGGTCGCTGAGGGCGTAGTCAAAGTCCTGCTCGAACGTGCGCCCGATAGAAGCCTTTGTTGCCTGCATACGCAGCCACTCATCGGCAAGCATGCTGTCGTTGAGCGTGCCATTAGCGCGGTCAGCTTCGATCTGGGCAAGTGTCTCCGCGCCGCTCAGTCCTGTTGAACCGTAGTAGTCTAAGGCGATCTGTTGCAGACGGTCAGCGCCTAGCTCAGTGGCTACGCGTTCGAGATCATTGTTGGTGAACGCTTCGTTGATCGCCATGTGTCCGAGCTCATGATCCACGAGACTCTTGATCGCAGCTTGAGCGCCCCTTGCGTTGAGTCCGGTTACCCGATTAGCGAGCAAAGCAGGATTCACGAAGATGGTGTTCGGCATGCTGCGTAGCACAGCGGCTTCACCCCTAAGGGTTTCGCTGAGCACAACTTCAATATCTGCCGGAACCTGATTCCGGAAGGCGGATACAGGATCAATGGCGAGTTCAGCCGTAGCGGTGCGGCCTAAGGAGAAGCGGATGTCTGGTGAATCACTGAACCGCTGAGACAGCGGGATCACGTTTCCGTTGGCATCGCGGGTGACGGGTTCGGCGGATTTGATCTGCGACGGTTTGAATACCACCAGTTCAGCCGACATTAAACCTGCGGCTGCTCGCCCGCCTACCCCCCTGATGGAGTCGAAGGGTAGCTTACCCTCAAGGCTGAGTTTCACAATCGCCGCAAGCCGATTATCCCGCGACCCCACGCCACCAAGTATGGACGCCGTTGGTGTCGTAACGCCACGTATTTTTGCAATTACTTCCGGATCAATGTATCCATATTTTCCGGTTTTCGAATAAGCCAGATTTGTCGTGGACTGTAATTCGATCTCGGCGGCGACGAGTCTCTCCTGCTCTGGAGTCAAGCGGGTGGACAGCAACGGGTCCAGATTGTTGATGACGAATGGGTTCTCCGCTTTGGCGAATACGTTTTCGGCGCGGAAATCCACCTCCGACTCCTTCAACCCAAGTTTTTTCAAGGATGCTTTGTTAGGCTCCCTACTCACCGAATAATTTTGTTTCTGGTCGAACGTGGCTCCTTCAGCTAAGTAGTAGCCGGGGCCATAATTGGAGCCGAATGCAGGTTCAAACGGGACGCCTTTGACGTAGAATCCGAGCCTCACGCCTGCGCGGTTCATCCCAGCAACCGCAGCGGCTTCATCCACCAACCGTTGTGCTGTAGCCATATCGCCTGCGTCCACAGCGGCAAAGTATTCAGTATCCAAGCGGCTGAGTTGTGCCAAACGAACTTGCTCATCGCCTGCCCGTAGCGGGCTCATCAGGTCTTGTGACACACGCAAGAACTCCCGTAGCTCAGCCATACCGTCAGCAACTTCACGGGCCTCATTGCGGATCATGCTGCGTGCGCTGATCTGGAATGTCGTGTCGGAGCCAAGCATGTTGGTGAAGCTGAGCAGTTCCTCGATCGTGTCGATGCGGGGATCACCTTTATTGATGCCGAAGAATTCGAGCATCGACTCAACCAAACGGGTGAACAAGGATCTTTGCTTCGGCGGCGTAGCAAGTTTGACGAGTGCTTGGAACTTAGGATCGGTAAGGGCGTAGGTCAGGAACTCATCGTTAGCGCCTAGGGCGTCAGCCCACTGCTTGTTGTTGTAGCCTAAGGCATCCAGACGAGCTTTAACCAGCTTGCGTAGCTGCTCGACACGCTTAGCGGCTGCACGTTGGGCTGCCGTCGTAGGGTTGAGCAGCAGTGTAGTCGTAGCGGCGTGAATGTATTCGTGTAGCAACACGTCCACAACACCGCGTCCGTTGTGTCCGGAAAGGTTGAGCACAACCAGATTGGACTTAGGCATGTATGCCCCTGCGAAACGAACGTCGTCGAAGTCCCCAATTACAAAACTTGTGTTTCGGATAAGGTCTGGCATAGACGCCAATAGGTCAGCGATAATGCGAGTATTCGGGTCGCCTGTCTTGGCGAGCTTACGCAAAGCATTGAGCACGGATTCTGGATCACCGCTGACGATCCCTAAGCGGTTAAGCTCAGAGCTATTGGCAGAGCGAGCCGCGCCCGTAAGCTGCACGTTGTCGTCGGAGCGAGAGAACTTGACGCTCAGTCTTGCTTCTTGGGCTGCCTTTAGGGCGCTTCGAACTTCGGCTTCTGTTGTCGCTAAAAGGGCTTGTGTTCGAAGAGTGGTAAAAGATTCAGTCCCTAATGCTGCTTGGGCTTCAGCAGGGGTGAGTAGTTGTGCTGTGCGTCCGGTCGTAGAAATGAACCCTTCCCCCAAGAAGCCGATGGCGAAGTCCTTATCACGTAGAGACTGTTGCAACTTGACGGCTGAGGAGGATCTTAAGCCAAGCGTCCTAGCTGCAAGGTCAATGAGCTCGCCGGTATCCATAGCTTGCAGCTCCGTTCCGGTAGCGTTACTGATCGCGTCAGCAAGTTTCTGTGCGATCTGAGGCTGTCTTGCTAGCACCGTATTCAATGCGTCAACGAGCGAGTCCTGATAATTGGCCACTTGGGTAAACACATCATCTGCCGACATAAGGACAACCGCAGGATTGCTGCTTGGGTCATCACTATTGATTGGCTCGTCGATGCTTGTGGTAGCCGTATCGCGTTGCCATTTGTTTGACGCCCGCATGTCCGCTCTTGCTCTGCCTGCTGCGGCCCGTAGCGACTTAAAGAAATCCGGCTCTTTGTTATCTGGATATTTCTTAAGTAACTGCTTTCCGTAGCGAGCTAGGATCTCGTTCATGTATGACCCTGCGATCCCAGCGTTGGCCTTAAAACGTTTGGCTATTTCATCCGCAGTTAAGTCTAAAGAGTTTCCGGTTTCCGGATTACGTAGCTGACCTTTAACGATTTCTGCGATCTGCTCGTCGGTTGTTGCCTCGTTACGTCTTAGTTGCTCAGCCAATGCGGAGAGTTTAAGGTTCGCAGTGTATTCCATCATAGCGGAAATGGCGGCTACCGATCTAGCTTCTTCGTTCAAGTGGTTATCTTTGAAGATCTTATCAGCTAGGGCCGACTGTGAGTCATAGAGCGCCGTTAGTAGCCATTGCTTGAAGGTAGCTTGTGGGCCGTTTTCATTCTTAGGCAAGAAGTCAGCAGCAGGATCTTGCAACATAGCCTGTTGTCTACTACTCCGCGTAAGGCTGGTTGGGTTGTAGGACGTTGTCCCTTTAGCGGACAAGCCACCTTTACCGGTAACCATTAACTTGTCGGACAAACGGACACTTTTAACTAATCCATTAGGGGCCGAGATCGAAGGGTTGACTTCGCCGTAGAAGTCTTCAGGAACAACTACATCTAGGCCCATGTCCAACTGAGCCGCAGTGATTCGAGGGTCATTCGTGAACACCCCTGCAATGGCTGTTTTACCGTCTTCACTCAAAACTACGGGCAGGCTTAGGGCTGTCTTAGCGTTTTCCGAATCCATCGGCGTAAAGTCCACCCTAGATTGGCGTGTAGGGGTTCCCGCAGGAACATCAACGAACCGATATAGCTCCTGCACCTTAGCGTTGATGTAGCGTTTCACCTTAAGTGAATAGGACTCCACGTTCTTGTCTTGGGAAAACAGTGCAACTTTAGTCTTACCAATAGCATTACGTGAGAAACCCAAATCCCCTGCAAGGTTGGAGATCAAGTATCCGTTAGCTACGGCGTCGTCAACTTTGTTGCGCTCAGCAGACGTGCGGAACTCTATCGCACCGAACTCAGAAGACGGTGTAGTTGGTTTGGTAGCCTTAGTCGTGCCGGACGATTGCCGTTCAGTGGTTGGCTTGCGTCCGTTCTTGATAGCCTCAGCTTTAGTTTTAAGCTCAGCTTCAGTAAGCTGCGATGGGTTTTGTAGCACGGAAATCTGCGCATCCAACTCGAAAATTCTAGCGACTGCTTTTTGTCTTGTCGTCAGGATCAGATCGCCTAGGGCTTTAAGTTGAGCCAATGGCTTTTGGGTTGGTTCGCCGATTGCATCTAAGCCTGCGATCTTTTGCTCAAGATTGGCGTAAGCCTTCTGGATCTCGGACAGATTAAACTGCCCCTTACCGAAGGTAACAACAGGATCGAGCAAGGACTCGGACTCCTTTTGCAATGTGACCAACTCAGAATCCGGTTCGGGTTCAGGGGTAATTGCCTTAGGCTTAGGGGCAGCTACCGTAAGTGGGATCGTGGAGATATCGCCTAGGCCTTCAAGGGCGCTTTCAAATCCGGCGACCGTTTGCCTAATGGCTTTGCGGACTTTTGATTTTTCTACGGGCAAGCCATCTGCGTAAGTGTTCAGCTTAACGAACGCATCTTCAAGGGCTGCCATTTGCACCTTAGCTTTTTCAGGATTCTTGACTGCGTAATCCAACAGCTTGCCTGCTGTCTGTGGGCCTGCCTTAGCCGTATACTTGCGGAACAAAGTAACGAGCTGTCCTTTAGGCAGCAGCGCAAGTGCGTCGTCGATCTCTTGCCGATCGGCAAACAGGGCTTCAAGCTCGCTTTGGGCTTGAAGGTTGGCTTCGGCGCTGCCCTTAGCGTCAATACGAACAGACTCTTGGGCTTCAGTGAACGCCGCTTCGGCTTCGCTTTGCTCCTTGAGTCCGGCAGTTTCAAAGGCAGCATTGATCTCTGCGATCAAGGCGTCAACTTTAGGCCCGCCCATACCTTCGTCGATGAATGACTGTGCTTCCTCTAGACGATCGCGTAGCTCACTTAAGGTTACGGTCTGTCCTCTGAACTCCACTTCCATGCTGTCTGTCTCGAACTCCTCGCGTTGCGCAGCGGCAACGTCAGCTTGGGTTCTGTAACGGAGTCCGGCTTGTGCGGCCAGATCAAACAAAGGCAACTCGAACTGTGCGTCCGGCGCTGCTTCGGTTGGTCTTTGCAAGCCGTAGTATTTGACGATGTTGTTGATCTGGTCAGGATCGGTAATCTGCAAATCAATCGTGTCATCCGTGCCAACGATACGCGATCCGCGAATGGTAAGCACCTCATTGTCGCCTGCCTTCGAGAACTCAAAGCCCTCTTGCGGCGAAGCGAGGAATCCTTGCTTCGGCCTCTTGACTACTAGCGAACTTGCGGGGACCTCTTGCGTCTTGCCGTTCACCGAAATGCGGGCAACGTCGCCGTTGATGCTAAGCACTTCACCGGACTCCGTCTTACCACCTTCCATGACGCGTAAGACTTCAGCACCGACAACTAGGGGTAGCTCAGGCTCAGGCGCAGCTCCTTTGCGTGGGGTTACTGGGGCAAGGGCGTCAAACTTTTCTGGCTTGCGGGTAGGCAAAGCAACACGCGCCTTGTTTACGAGAACATACGGTGTGCCTGCGGCGACATTGCCTTGGGCCATGCCTAAAGTAGGCAGCACGGTTCTGCGTGTGATGTTCGTCTTGCTCAAGGGCTGGAACGCCGTGGCCGCCAACGAAACCGTTGTCGAACCGTTAATGGGTTTGTCCAGTTTCAGACTAAAGGAACCATCGGTGTTGCGTTGCAGCACGCCTTGGAAAGCTCCTGCGTTCACGCGCTCACCGATGAGGTCGCCAACGATCAAGCCTTTCTCGGATGAGGTTTCGGTTTCGTCTTCGAGCTCGAACAGAGCTTGCCCGTCTTCGGTGAACTCAGTCAGCTCAGTATCTCTGCGCTGTTGGGTTTCCTCTTGCACGGCGATTTCAGCCTTCTTGCCCTCTCTGAGTGCGGCAACCTGCAACTCTACGTTACGCTCGAACACCGCTGCTGTTGCGGTGCTTCCGCTGTCACGCAAGGTTTGAGCAATGCGCTGTGAAGTATCGACGGCGGTCTGCAAGGCTTGCACGCGCTCCGAGAACTGCATAGGTGCAGCGAGCTCGGTGATGCCCTTGACCCCACCGCCCAATGCGCCACCGATAACAAAGGCGTGCCACAGTTGGTTTGCCGTTTCGATGAGCGAGGTATCCTTCTTGAGTGCAGCGTCTTCGATCTTGATTGAGATCGCAGTGTCGATCGCTTCTTCAACGCCTTCGTCGATCGCGCCCTTGTAAGCATTGCGCAGGTAGTTCTTGTAAGCGTCACCTAAGTTGTTACGCAAGACCTTCTTGAACGCGGTATCCGTGATACCTACGCCGGAATTGTTTAGCGCCTCGTGAACCAGCTTAGCCTGCTTGTAGGTAAGTTTGTCTAAAGGAATAGCCCGCGCTCCTGCGGCCACTTCGTCCGTGGCCTGCAAAGGCCGGAACACTTTAGTGGCAAGATCTTCAGCGCCGCCCCTACCTAAGAAGCCCATGCCTACTGTGAGCGCGGCGGTGCTCAGGCCGGAACCGATCGCGTAGCCCAAAGCATTGCGGTGCTTATCCTCGTGGGACATCGTTTCCGGCAATTGGCTGTAGATGGATACGTAATTGCTTGTCGCGCCTTGATAGAATGTCGTAGCAAACAAAGGCAGTGACTCGTCTGCGATCTTAAGTGCGGGCCCTACTTTGTTGCCTAAGGTCTTAAGTGCCGTGCTCATCGTAGCCTCGCCGCCGACTTTTGCGGAGGACTTAACAGCGGCAGCAGTTGCATCGTCAACGAGTGACAGCGCGTTCTTAGCGGCAGTGCCAACCACTTTGCGTGCTCCTGCTTTGGCCACAGACTTGAGTCCTGTATACAAAGCCCCTGAACCGATCGTAGTAATGATCTGCGAAGCAAGCTGGGGCACAGCGTCCCCAATCTGGAATACCAAACCAAACTCGTCGCCCATCAAGCGTGCGTATTCTCTGCGATCGTTAGCATCTTTACCGATGGACTGCAACGCTTTGGTTGCCGTCTCAGAGCCGGACAGCACGGCTAGGCCCAAAGGCAATGGCAATTCAGAAACAACACGTCCAATCGTATTGCTGAATTGTTGCATGCGCTCAGTGAAGCCACTGTAGTTGTCACCCTTAGCCGCGATCCAGTTCTCTACAAACTGTTCTTTAGTTTCCCCTCGGCCTTGGGAAACTGCGTATTCGGCGGCGGCCTCGTCATCGTTCTCTACGATAAGGCGCAAAGCATCAGGGGCGAGCTGGGTCAAGAAGCTGGCACGGTCGCGTTTAGCGCGTCCCTTTTGTTCATCATTCAGGTCAGCCGCTTGCACGGCTTGTTCAAAGAGCGCCTTGTTGGTCACCAAAGCAGGAGCGATAAGCAGGTTGCCGCGACTGTCTTGCCCGATACCGGATTCCGGTTTGTCGGCGCGGTAGGCGGGTCCGGCATTGCCTTGCACGATGTCCGCAGCGTAACGGCGAATGTCCTGTTCTGAGTAGCCTTTGTTGAGTAGGGCCTCGTTGTTGGCTAGCAACTCGACGATGTCCTTTTCCGGTTTCTGTTCGAAGAACTCAGACTTGTAGGCCTCACCACTAACTAAAGATTTGCCGTAGCGATATGTATCTTTGATGATCTCAAACGGAAGCTCGGCCACAAAGCCAGCAACGGTCAAGGCTGCGTCCACTGCAAGCTCACCACCGCTCTTGCCTTCAAGCTCTTGCCTACGGCGCAGGCGGGTAACGGTTTCGTCAAACGCTTCTTTGAGCGCAGGATCTTTATCGGTCAGGTCTTTAACGGCCCCTGCAAGGGTGCGTCCTTTAACCTCTTCGGCCACAGTGGCCTTGCCTCCGTTGATCGGGCTAATCAAAGTGCGAACTTCGTTCAGGTCACCGGCATCAATGACGCCTGTGGACAATAAGGAATCGAGGTTCTCACGGATGTATTCCGGTGTGGCATCCGCGCCGGGGTAAACTTGCCGTCTGCCGTCAGCGTCAGTCACTGCGACTAGCGGGGTGTCCTTGCGGTCAAGGGCAGCGATACGGGCATTGCGCACCTCATCGACATTGCCTACGAGCTCAGCGACTAAGGGCTCAATCGCAGGCAGGCCCGCAGGATTGGCTTGTTGCATAGCAAAGTATTTGCGTAACGTATCGGCGTTGGCCTTTTGCTCAGCGGCTTCAGGTTTGCTTTGGTCAAAATCCAAATCGTAATGCTGTAGCAAAAAGCGGGCATCTTTTTCAACATCGGTCTTCGCGCCGATGAGGCTATTGATTTGCTTGTTCTGCTCCTCTTCCGGTAGTTCAGGATCTAGCAAGCCGTTGGCCTGAGCGTAGTCCCTAGCGCCAGCTTTGATACCGTCGTAAACCTCGTCGTCCAAAGCACCTGCCTTGAAGTAACTGGCTTGCAGGTAGTCGGAGTATCCTTTGATCTTCTCAGCGGGGGTCGCAGCTTTTGAAGTAGCGGACCATGTTTCAAGAGGTTGTAGTTCCAGCATAGTGGTGTTTTAGAATAAGATATGTAACAGAAAATTATTTAGAGGTGGTGTACAAGGATCTAGTCGTTTCACCTTTAGACGGACCCACTGCGGGGGTTCCTGTTGGGGCTCCTTCCAAAGCCCGTGGGATGACCACATTGGCGATACCCACTAGCGCAGCGGCGTCACCTTTCTTGGCTAGCTCTTGCTCTTCAAGAGTGCCGTAAGTCTTAATCAGGTAATCGAAGGAGCCTTTGACGGCAGGGGCTACAAAACCCCGCTTCCCTTCCTTGTCAGGAATTAGTTGCAGTTCGGCCTTACCGATAGCAGAGATGGCTTTGTCAAGCTGCTCTTGCTGGCGTGTGGCCTGTTTAGTGCGGGCTTCACTTTCGGCCCTAGATTTGAGTTTAGCCTGTTCGGTCTTCTCAATTCCTGAAGCAAAAGTAAGCGGGCTGATAACAGCATCCGGTTGATCGGCAAGGCCAGCAGGCAAGAACGCAGTGCTGCCACCTTTTAAGATGTAGCCACCTAAAGTGAAGTCCTGTTCAGGCCTGTCATCGGGCGTCAAGCTACGCACCGTTGCATCGTAGGTAATACGGGCCGCAGGGTTCCGCGATAGCACCTCACTTTTCTGGCTCGCTGCTTGACCGATCAGCATGGACTTCGTCTTGTAGTCCGTCGTAGGGTCTTTGGTGATCGCGTCAAAGGTGGCGATCAAGGGTGCGAGTTCGGCAAGGTTGTTGCGCTCACGGGCTGCCTTCTCGCGCTCACGCTCAAGGGAGAACTTAGCAGACTCGAATTGCAGCTCACGGCTACGGGTAACGGATGCGCGATCTTGCAGCTCTTGCCGTTGGGCGAAAGCCTTATCCGCTTCGGCAGAAAACTGACTACTCAACGCGGCTGCGGCTCGTGGGTTCAAGCGTGGGTCAGCAAACACCTGCTGGAAATACTGCTGCTTCAGCGGTGCGATGTCACCTTCGTAAGATAGTCCTGTTTCGGCCATTGGGTTTAGAGTAAGTTGCGCGGTGTTTAGTTAATCTTGCGGCGAAGGCGATCGGTCGCGGCGTTCGTCCTATCGGGGAGTCTTCGTAAATAGCGAAGTAGATCCTTTGTGGAATCGGTAGCCGCACTGCCTGCCTTGGCTACATTACGGCCCATCTGATTAAACGAAGTGAACCCCTCAACGTAACGCTCCGTATAGGGCGTTTTAATGCGTGCCCGTGCATCGTCAACCATAGCATTCGCCGTATCAACTAGACTAGCAGGGGCGGGCTTAGGTGTTGGCGCTGGGGTGGGGGTAGCGTCTACAGGGGTGGGCGTAGGGGTGGGCGTAGGGGCTACAGGAAGGGGGTAGTCCGTTGGGGCCGTTGGGGCCGTAGTTGTGTTATACTGTGGAACAGGGACGCCTCCAATTGTCATAGGGGCGTTGGACCTAACGCGGGCCTGTGACTCCAGTAAAAGTTGTTGAGCAGAGGGGACACTAGGAGGGGTCTTAGTGGGCGCAGGAAGTTTAATACGTAAAGGCGCTTGCCCTTGGGCCACGCGTTGCTCGTTAAGCCTACGCAAGATATCGGCGTTGCTTTCACCCTTGCCGGACTCAGACTCGATAGTCCGGAGCATTGCAGCAACTTGGCCTTCGCGGCTTTTCGGGTCCACAGCAGGGGCCTGAGGCGGGCGTTGCAGCAAAGGGGGGATCGTAGTGGCAGGCGTAGTGGCAGGCGTAGTGGCAGGCGTAGTGGCAGGCGTAGTGGCAGGCGTAGTGGCAGGCGTAGTGGCAGGCGTAGTGGCAGGCGTAGTGGCAGGCGTAGTGTCTGTGGCCGCAGCAGTAAGAGGGATCTTGTTAAGAGCCTGCCGGAAACCGGACTTCGAAATGCCCAAACCTTCAGCCTCAACCGAAAGCTCAGCAGCTTTCTCGCGGCCCACATCCTGCATGCCCTTGAAGAGTTCCAAACGGCGCTTCAGCAAATCGCCTGTGGCCGCAGCGGTAGGTGGGGTGTAGCCCGCTTTGAGCGCAGCCAATTTTTTAGCGGCAGAGGGTTGCGCAGCTTCGAACGCCCGTCTCTCTTCAGCGTTCGGGATGTTTGTGCCGTAGGTTTGCAGATTGAATTCTCTACGCGCATCACGGCGGCTCAGTTGTGGTTGTTGTCGTTCAGCCATGGGTTACCAGTTGTAGTTGCAAGCCCAATAGCGGGCGGTGGTTTTATCCTTCGCGGTGTCGCAGTTCATGCGGGATTTGAAATTGGCGCGGCGTTTCGTGTCCTTGTGCTGCAAGAAGTCATCGTAGCCGCGCTGGCCGAACTTCACCTTGCTGACCTTATCGCCCTGCTTGCCGAGCACGACGTATTTCTTCGGGTCGCCAGCAGGCGCTTTCTTCGGCTTGTTGAATCCGGCAAACAGTTCGCCTCGGTATTTGAGTTTTCCGTCGGGGGTTCTTTTGAAAGTTGCTGGCACGCGCACAACAATGCCCTACGCAAGCAAAATTATCAAGCAGAAATATCTTTGTAAACGCAAACGCAGAGGTCCACCGCGCAGAAACCCCTGCCGATCAAAATAGAGAATTACCATACAGACTCTATAAACTTTTCTATACTTTAGTAATTCAATTTAATTCAGTTAATTCATTTAATTTTTCAATTAAAGAATTATTTGAATTATATTGAATTACTACCCTTTGAGAAACTTTTTGAACTTTTCAGGGATGTATAAAACGTCATCCGAGCATCTTCAGCTAAGCCCTTAATGCAACCTTTTTACGTTTAGTCGTAGATCAATTGCGAATGTTGTGACCTGCTGACGATATCCAAATCGCGCAGCGTGCGCGGGGGTCTGCTGAAAAATCCTGCATCCGGATTCTTGGGCGCGTCAACGGCAACCAGACCGTGCCTCTGCCTTGCGAGTTCAAGCGCGATGAATGCGGCGTCACCTAAGTCGGGCGATGCGCCGACCCGAGCCTTGACATCAATCTTGGATTCGATCTTCACCCGTAGCGTGCCGGACTTGACCATCTCGTATTGCCTGTTGCACATCTCTTTGGCGAGTTCCAGATCCACGCCCTTGAGCTGCTGCGTGCGAATGAACTCCTTGCCGACGAACCACAGCTCGGACACACGGTTCACGTAGAGCTCCTCGCCCACCAGTTTGCTGTTCATGCTCACGCGCCTGTCTGACGCCTTGCCTCCGAACTGCACGCGCAAGAATTGATCGGACCATTCGCCTGCAAGCACGTCGCAGAACGGCGAGCCTGCTCCCGTTGCATCGACCGCGAGATTCTCAGGCTTTACCCCCAACCGGATACAGGCATCCCGAATCTGGTGCACGATCTGGTAGGTTCGGGGGACTGCCTTATTGGTCGTGTCATCATTGAACGAGATACAGGATTCGAATTGGAACCCATATTGCCCCGATTCGAATTGGCCAACGCGTGCGAGATACATGACAGTGCGGTCGCCGCCATTCGTGAAGGCCGGATCTACGCCCGCAATGAGCGTTGTAGGGCCTCTGAATCCTATCTTGGCCATAGCACCCCCACTTACCAATTCAGACTCGCTGTAGATGCCTTCTGTCTCATCGGAATCGAAGAACACGGCACGCACCATTCGGTAGTATGCACGGCTCTTCTCCCCTAAGAGAGCTTTGTCCTCCGCGATCTTCTCGATCGTAGGCAAGAACGGATACAAAACTTCGCCCGCTGCTACGTTCGGGCTGCGCTCACCGTCGAGCCGAATATATTTGCCGCCCCACTTCGTGCGCCACTCGTCATCCATTTCCGGCGTGACAGTCTCCCAGCCGTCTTTGGGCGTGCTCCATTCCCCGAACGCATCGAAGCGACTGGCCGGATTGCTCGCACCCTTAAATTCAAATACAGGGTTTTTCGATAAGTTACTTAAGGCCGCGTTAGTGATGGCGGGCGAGAGTTCTCCTAATTCGTCCCCGATTAGGAGCACATGCTTTTGCTTCAGACCGATGAACTTGCCGATGGCTTCACGCGTGCGGCTGCGTTCCGCTGCGATCAAGGATAGGCCCGCACGGTCAAAGGTCTGCCCCTTCTCGTCCACGTAGTTTGCCGAGCCGATGGAGTCCCGAACATTGATCGGTGCTCCGTCAATGACCGACAGCAAAGAGATCACCGAACCCCACACCCGCTTACGGGCTTCACGCAAAGTCGTCGAAGTGAATAGCACAAGTGTATCCTTTGGGCTCGATAGCCAACGGATGATGCCGTAGCCCGCTAGGGTGTGGCTCTTACCACTGTTGTGGTGAATGCCACCTTCCGCAAAGTAGTGATGCTCAACAGGGACGTTCAGGTCATAAAAGTCGTGCACACCAACATTTGTTATTGACACCACCTGAACAAGCTCCACTATCAAACCGTATGAAGATTGATGGTCGTTCGTTGAGGCACAAGAAGAAGTCGGATGAAATCCTACGCCTGTTTCAGGAGTTGGGCAGCACTCGCCTTGTCGCAGATAAGTTGGGTATGCGGACTGGGGTAGTGGGCAAACTCCTGAATCGGCACGGAGTAGCAACTCCTCGTATAGGTCGCCGGAACCCCCACTCAGCATGCGAGAGGCACGCGGAGAAGGTCCTGAAGATGTGTGCTGACGGTTGCTCTCTTGCTGAGATTGGCCGAGCCGTTGGAACAAAAGGCGAAGAAGTGAAGAAATTTCTTCGGCGCAACGGCGTAACCAAGGAGTTCCCAACAAGCTCGTTTGGGGAGCGTCACTATGCGTGGAAGGGCCGCCTTGTGGATAAGAGTGGCTATATTCTAATCCACTGCAAAGGTCACCCGTATGCTCGGAAACATACGCATTATATTTTTGAGCACCGCCTAGTGATGGAGGAGTCTCTCGGGCGCTTTCTCTTGCCCACAGAAGTCGTGCACCACAAAAATTCAAAACACGATGACAACCGCATCGAGAATCTGCAACTTTTTCAGAGCAATGCGGATCACCTTGCTGTGGATCTAAAAGGTCGTTGTCCGAAGTGGACCGCTGAGGGCAAGGAGCGTATCCGAAAAGCTCTGCTCCAACGGTGGTCTGCTTGGCGTAGCGCCAACCAAAAGGAGTGAGCAGCCTATGGTCTTCAGTGCAACGGAACACTCCCCCATTGGAGAGCTTGAACTCAAATAATTGCTTCGTGCCCTTGAGATACGGGACATCGGCTTGCACCGGACCGTTAAGCGTTTGCACCCAAGGGCGCGTGTTGCTTTCGCACAGGCTTTGGATGGTGGGAGATTCCCCTGTAAGGGGGTTTAGCATTCTCGTGTCGCCTGCAACACAAGAAGCCGCGCCTCCGATGGCTAAATATTTCTCGTTGATGCATTCGTGAATGATCTGCTCAGCCCAAGGATGTTTCAGGAACATCTTTTCCGGCAAGTCGTCTCGGTTCCACAGTAGGTCAGCAACACGCCAGAAATAAAATTCCTTAGCCTTAGGCGATGGATGATTGGCGAACCCCCACAGCAAGGCCGTAAGCGTATTGGTAACCGGTATCAAGAATCCCCCAACGTCCATCCGTTTGGCTGCGGCGTCTAAGCGCGGCTCGAATACTGAAGTGGTGACCTTATCCGGATTGTCTTTCTTTGGGCGGCCCATATTAGACGGAAGCATAAAGCCCTTAAATAAATTGACAAGTAATTGTTTACAGGCGTAAATCACGCATGAGCGACGAGCTTGAATCCTGTAACCCCAATCCGGAGCCTGAACCTGACGCCCCAAAGAAGCGGGGCCGTAGGCGCTACGTGGACCCCATTGTGCCAGACAAAGACTGCGCCCCTATCTTCAAACGTGACAGAGGCCGCTTCGAGCCGAGATCAGAGCGGCGCACCAAAGAGCGCAACAGGCAGGCCAAAGCGGAGCGCATCTCACGCGCACGCGACCTGTTCTTGTCTGGCGTGAACAAGACCCGCATTGCCGAAGAGATTGGCGTGAGCCGTGAAACCATCGTGCGTTGGCTTGAGGGCATCGCAGCGCCGGAAAAGAACACGGAGCAAGTGGACGTGTTCGAGGACAATCTGTTTGCTGTGGTCGATGACACCGTTGCGGACGCACGCCTTGCCGCACGCGAAGAAGAGGACCAGAACCTACTCGACGTAGCCGAAAGCCAGTCAACGCCCGCCGACAAGTATCAAGCCTACGTTGCCGCGAGCGCGATGAAGATCCTGCGGGACAACCTGCTCAATATCCGAGGGCCTAGGACCGTTCGAGAGATGTCGGAACTCGACCAGTTGATCCGGCGCAACTTAGGGCTAAACGCGAAAAGCGGTGGTGGCAGCAGTTCACTGACCATTGACATCAGTGTGCTCAATAATTCCAAAGCCGCAACGGGCGGGGCTCAAGTCGTAGTGGAGGCAGAGGAAGTCGATGGAGATTGATCCTGTTACGATCGGTATCGACAACGGCCTCAAAGGCGGCCTGTGTGCAATACGCAATACGGATAGTGCTGTAATCGGTTACACGAAGATGTTCACCGAACAGGTTGGCGCTAAAGAAGAGATCGACGTGAAACGCTTGCTGCAATGGGTATCAAATTACGGTGCTGGCCCTTTGACCATCTGCGTTGAGGAGCCGCTCAAGCACGCGAAGAACTCGCAGGCTATGCGGTCCATGAGTATTTCATTCGGTCAGATCGACGGCTCGCTGCGTGCGGTTGGGCTCACACCGAAAAGGATACAGGTTAAGGATTGGCAAGCTGAGATGCTAGGCAAGAAGGTTCCAGCAGGGCAAACCAAAGTGTTCGCATTACGGAAAGCAAATATCTTGTGGCCCGAACAAAAATGGCTTGCTACGGAGCGTAGCTATGTGCCACATGACGGCATCGTTGACGCGGCACTCATTGCCAAATACCACTTACATAATAATTAAAATGCACTATATGGACATACTCGACCGTTTGGAAGCCATCATTGAAGACGACTTTGCCCGCTCCGTGCCGAGCTCGCTTTGGGATGAGCTCGATAACTTTTTCGACAAGGATGAGCTCGCCCAATTCAAGGCAGAGGTCGCTAATGAATTTGACGTGGAAGCCGATACGGTCTTTGTCGATACGGTGGATTTCAAGGATTTGCTTATTGCCTTAGGGGCTACGCACATTCCTGAAAAAGATTCTTGACCCATCGTAGCAGGCAAAGTAATTGGTTGGCCGTAACCAATTATGAAAACATCACTCCTGCTATCCCTACTACTACTACTGCTTACGTCATTCCTTGCGTGGCTCAAACTTAGCGGCGTCTTAGCCTTGCCGCTTATTGTCGTGTTCTCGCCACTATGGCTACCTGCCGCGCTGCTATTGATCTGCGCCTTAGGTCTACTCGTAACCTCAATCTACCTTGCACGATGAGCTTTGGAACTGGAGCAGGTAAGGGGTCGTTGCCGCGCAAAGTGGATACGGCTAAGTATGCGAACAACTACGAAAACATCTTCGGCAAGAAGAAGGAAGTTGCTACGCCCAAAGAAGAACCTAAGAAGGAAGCACCGAAGCCATGAACACACAAGAATGCTGCGATACGCCAAGAGGATTTGTTGGCGGAACGTGCGACTACTGCGGAGGAACCGTGCAACCATACTACAAAGAAGAGAGGCACACTCTCACATTGATGCATAGGCTGGCGTCTGAAGAACCGAGAGTAGTTGAGTATTGTTTCTCAGATCGACCTGATGAAGTATTCACTGATCGTGATCTTCTGCGGAAACATCGCGGACTTACCGAAGCGCAACTAAGATTAACTGTAACTGTCTCACCAATATGAACACACCAGAATGCTGCGATAAGCCTAGAGGATTTGTTGGCGGAACGTGCGACTACTGCGGCGGAATAGTGCAGCCGGAAACCCACACGCACGCCGGATGCACGGCGAGTGCCCTTGGATGGGCTATCAAATACTCAAACATACGCGAACTAGCCGTGCGGCTGATACAGGCCAAAGGGCGATACCACACGCAAAAAGCGTATGAGGAACTGCGAGAGTTCATTTCTTCGGAAAACAACACAAACTAAACAATCTCTATGAACACACAAGTAAACGACCCCAAAGGCGCAGCAGGCGCACTCAAAGCCCCGATGCATTTAATCCCGCCATACGCGACAGAGCAGACCGCATGGGTGCAGAAGTTAGGCGCAGAAAAATATGGGCCCTATAATTGGCGCAAGACCGGAGTATGCGCCACCACATACGTCTCAGCGATTATGCGCCACCTCAACGCATGGCGCGACGGAGAAGATCTGGACCCTGAATCCGGTATCTCGCACATTGCACACATTGCTTCGAGCTGCAACATCCTACTGGATGCTGGACACTGCGGCACGTTGCAGGATGACCGGAACAAGAAGCCGCTTGTGCCTCTTACATTTGCCGCTGCTGTGGCAAAAGATGAAGCCGTCAAAGACGAGTCTGTTGCGTTGGATCAACGCGTCCTTCCAATACCATCTGAATGGGATCTACCGCCCGTCCCTGAAGGCTACGACCGTTGGGTGTATCGCGGGACATTTAAGGGTGAGGAGATCCGCGCAAAAGGTCGCTTTATTGTGTATAGCTTTAGTGGGGCTGACTGGACGAAGACCAGTCATTTCTCGGCAGGTTACCACCACATCGAAGCGATCAAAGGAGCGTCTGTTGCGCCAGACGGACTGCCACCACACCCGCCAGTTCCTGAAGGCTACGCACGTTGGGTGTATCGCGGTAAGGGCTGGCGCACAGATCACAAAGTGTGTTTCGCTGCTACGACATCACCTTACATCGAATGGGTAACATACCAAAACGGATGCACTGTTGGCTACCCCAACTCGCACTACATCGAAGCCGTAAAAGATTGAAAAATTTATTGACGCAAAAACAAATCTCCATTAACCAAGACCCGCAACAGCAAACTAATATGTCAGACCAACTCAACAAACAACTCGACGCACTCTTCGGACCTGAAGATAAGCCAGCGAAAAGATTCGAAGATCAAGAATTCTACATGCTACACGTAGAAGGTGGGGCAGCACCCACTGTCAAGCATGCCACCATTGGAGACGCACGCAAGGAAGCTGAACGCTTAGTGAAGAAAGAAGGTAAGCCAGTATACCTACTGAAGGCTTCTGATGTCTGCTTGCCCGATCCGAAATTGGATGTTCTATCCTTAGTGGAGAAAGCCAATACGCTAGGCCAGCAAGATATCGCACAGGCACTACTTACATGCGCTCTACTGGTAGACGCAGCCAAAGCATACATGCCGCAGGATGAGCCAATCTCGCGGATGTGGTTCGAAACCGCATCTGTGATTAAACTCTAATCCTACACAATAGGGGCCCTGCTCAATGTAGGGCCCCTTATCCTTAATCCTAAACACAACAAAATGAAATCAGAAATCGTAAGCATTACCAAACCAATCAAAGCGGACTTACTGAACATCACGCCGGAAGAGTTCATCGTTTACCAAGCCCGAGTCAGCTCACCGAACAACCAGCACAACCACGACACAGGGGAGAAACTCCTACGATACTGTCTGGAAAACGGACATTGGTCTGTGTTCGACATGGTGGACGTGACGTTCGAGATTCATACCAGCAGAGCAATCATGGCTCAGGTTCTCAGACATTTTTCGTTCAAATTCCAGGAATTTTCACAAAGGTATTCCGAAGTCAAAGACTTCGATTTCAGCGATTTGGAAATCCGTCTGAAACACGAAGGTGGGAACAGACAGGGTTCCGGCGAACCAAATCCTGAAATGACACACGCAGCTCTGCAAGTGATACGGAACAACGCGCTCATGTATTCGTTCCTCGTAGAAGACAATGCAGCCCCCGAATCCGCCCGTATGGTGCTGCCGCTATGCACCCCAACTCGCGCCTACATGAAGGGCAGCGTCCGTAGCTGGATCACCTACTTCTGGCAACGTCGTTCGGCACATGCTCAGAAGGAGCATCGTGATCTAGCCAACAACATCTTCGACCAGTTCGCAGAGCACTTCCCATTGTGTGCATCAATCGCGGATGCAGGACAGATGAAGTATGTGCTGAACGCCGAGTTGACACACCCCGAAACAAAGCCCTAAAATGTCCATTACCCCTACGCCCCAAGAATCCGCAGAAAGCGGGTTGCCCCAGTCACGCCTTGTTCGGCTGTTCCCCCATCCGTGGAGCGTCGATGTCTCGCCACAAGAAACGCCGCCCGCTCGTAATAGTGTGACGATCTACGCAGCGGACTCCACGCGCATCTGTGAAACTCGCGGAGAACACGCGAAAGCACTGGCAAAGCTCATTGTGGAATCCGTGAATCATTGTCTGCCGAACAGCCAAACAAACAAACAGAAGTTGGATTCATAAAACCATGAACGAAATCAAAACACACAACACCATGAGTCCTGAAGAACAACGAATCACGATTGCTGAGGCTTGTGGGTTTATTAACGTCCGAATGTGGAGTGAATCTTGTATTGCTTCAATGGGTATAAATGCTAAAGGTGAATACTGGGGCAGTCTCGGAGTTCCCGATTACCTCAACGACCTCAACGCCTGCCATGAGTTTGAGAAGAGCTTGCCCAACAGTTTGACTCAAAAGTATTGCCC